ATTTTGACAACAGACGGTCGCCCCAGCACGAGCGTCGAGTTGTTCGTCGCCGCGCTGAGATAATGCCTTGGACTGGACTGTGCATTGGCGGACGCACAGCACAGGATCGTGATGAGAAGTGCGATAACAGTGCGAATCATGAGATCATCACCTCTCTACTCAGCAAGACATGTAGAGTGCTTGCGCTGAGGTCACCGGCATTCGGGTTCTGGATAATCTCATCATCCACTAAAATGATCTCGCCAAAAACACCGAGAGTGTTTATGCCGTTGTCGAATATAGTGGCTTCGATCTTATCTCCGGCCTTTACACCAGATACCGAGATAACACCACTGGACGCACGCCCAGTGAATGACCTTACAAGACGAGCCATAGTTTGTTTTCCTTTTAGCTCTCTGTCCAGGTCACGTTGCAGCTCATCGACACCTGATTGGCACCGCCGAGCGCTACGCCGTTGCCGCTGATCGCCAGTGTCTGTGCAACACCGCGAAGAGTGACAGGCTGCTCGAATGGAGAATCGCCGAACTGCCATCGAACGAGCAGGAGATTCGCAGTGGGCAGCACGGGCAGTGGGAACTTGACTGCTCGAATGGTACCGACAGCAGTACCGAGCGTACCGGGGTTCACGGTGTACGCCTTCACGACCGCGGTCGCAGCAGCACTGCTGCTGTCCACAGGAACTCCGGTCGGGCTGGTACTCGTGCCGGTCAGGTTCGCCGTGCTCCGCTTGATGATGAGAACATCTGGGTTCGTAGCTGTGGTGAGGACGCTTCCAATGCAACTCATCTCCGTCACAGTTACGAGCTTGGTTGCACTCCCCTGAATGGTGAAGAAATCAGTGGTCGTCGCGATCTGCACCTGCAGATTGACGATCGACGCCTGATAGGTTGGCCGAAACGCCTTGGGCGCGGGAGTCGGCATGAACTGCGCCATCGCGGCGGCGGTCCACGCGATAGTCAGCAGGGCCGCGACAGCAAGGGTCTTGATGGACTTGATAGACTTCATCTCGTGTCTCCTAGATGTTGTCCGGAATAACCGGCTCGGGATAGCATCTGCAGTTGTAGATCTGGCCGGCGTGAGTAACCGTGCCGTCGCTCAGCGTGGGAGGCTTGTCCCATCGCACGAACTTGCCCTCCATCTTCTTGTGGCTCTTGCGCACGTCCTGATCTAGCGATGTTCGCCAGATGTAGCCCTCGGAGCCGATGGTCTTGGCGCGAGCCTCGGTCAGCAGGGACGACGCGCGAGCAACCTCGGTCCTCGCGATCAGAGTAGCCTGCGACTTGCTGACCTCGCCCTGCCGCATGATCTCCCTCGCGATGTCGCTCGCGCGACCCGGGCTCTCGAGATTCTTGAGCGCGAGCTCGTGAACGCGCTGGGCAGCCTTTCGCGGGATGCTGGTGATCAAGTCCACCTGCTCCGCCTGCAGACGCCGCAGCAGGGAGCCGACCGGACTCGTGCGACGGATCTCCGCGCGCACACCCTCGGACATGGAGAGACCGACCTTCTTCCACGCCTTCTCGTCCTTGCGCGACACGTCCGTCAGAATGCGCTTGGAGACGGCTCGCGCCCACGGCTTGATCAGCTCGGCGTACTGCTGGAGCATGTGCTCGAGCTCGGTCATCTCGCTCTGGTTGCTCGGGTCGAACTGCTCGACGAGGTGGCCCACCTTCGCGGCGATCTTCCGAAGATGCACACCAAAGTCCTTCTCGAGCCTGATCGAGGCCGAGAACGCGGCGCGCTCCTTGCGGGTCTCGCGACCGGTGCGCTTGTCGACTGTCTGGTAGCGGAGAGTCACCGTCCCCACCACCACCGAAGCTGACGCCACATGCGACAGATTCCCCTCACCTTGTCAGCACCGCGACAGTCACGGTTGGCTTGCCGTCGATACCGAGCGCGGCGGCGACCTGCACGTGGTAGCCCTGCTCCTTCGCCTGAGCGATCAGCTCCTCGACCGGACGCATGCGCTCGCGAATGAGCTTCTCGAAGTCTTTCTTGCCATTGGCCATCGGCCCGTCTCCGTTCATCACGCCGCCAACTCCATCTTTTTCACGGGCCGCGTGTGATTGCCGGATCGCAGCCACGCGCTGAACTTGTCCGCTCCCATGTGCGTGAGACCGGTGATGCGTCTCGCATGGTCGTCTGGATAAGCGAGCTCGAGACACTCCCGCGCCTCGTCCTCGCTGGTGAAACCCATCATGCACTTGTGCTCGTCGAACTTGCCCGTGCGCGGGTCCACCATGTCGGCGACCCAGATGTCCTGCGAGTCGCGGGCGGGACCCACGAACGCGTCCATCCACTCCATATCGCCCTCCGCACTCCCGACTGCCGGGATGTGACCATAGTCCGCGGGCATCACGACGGCCCAGCCCGGTCCCGTTCGCGTGGACCCGGCCATGTTCTCGATCGCGACCTGGATGCCGGCCACGTGGTAGGAGGGAAGGGAGTCGTATCCTCTCGCACGTCTCCTGTCGTTGCTCGGCTTGGTTGTCGTTCCGGCCTGCCCATTCTTCGACCTGAGGTGCTGGGGATTCACGCGCGGGTTGCCGGCGTGCGGCAGCTTCTCGAGCGCCGACTGAGCATTGTTTGGGTTCTCGTGAGTGATGTGCTCGGGATTACCCCCGTGCGCCGCGATCTCGTCGTCCCCGAGGCCGATGTCCCCGAGCTCGCCCATCAGGGGCGTCGGCTCAAGTTCGGCCTTCTTGATCATCTCATCGGTCACGTTGTCGAACCGCGAGGTGGTCTTGCTGTTCTGCTTCAGCTCCTTCATCGCAGTCGGCGTGTCGATGAGCTGAGCCTCGTGCGCCTCGATGATGGACGTGGTGTCGCGCGCACTGATCTCGGACTTCTGTCCCTCGTCGAGCTGCCACAACGGCGCGAACTGCCAGTTGAAGTCCTCCGGCAGAACGACGCCCTCCGACTGGGCCATGGCGCGCTGGAACACGTCGATCGGTCGCCGAAGCACGCGCTCCTGCTGCTGCTTGATCCCGTCGTAGTAGGTTCGCAGATCACTCTCGCCGCTCGAGTTCAGGCCGGCCGGGCTCTGGCCGAACATTCGCACCAGCGGGATCTGCAGTGTCCCGGACATCTGCTGCGCCTGCTGGAGGATCACCTCACTGATTCCCGTGAACGCGCTACTCGACTGAACGGTGATATCGTCCTTCCCATCGATGACCGTCAGTCCCTCGTTGTTCTGGAACCGACGCACCATGTCCATCTTCTTGAGCATGGTCGCGATGCCAGCGTCCCCTCCCTGCGACATCAGGTCGGTCATGCCGTCCATCTTGTACGTGCGGAGGAACGACTTGTAGACAAGCTGGGCCGCGCCCTGAGTGCTGCTGTCGAGTGACACCATGCGGTCGTACAGACGCTCGAACACGCTCAGTCCCCACAGATTCTCCTGAACTCGCTGCCAGTAGGGCAGGTCGACGCCGACCATGCGAAGCACGCGCGAGTAGTGAATGAGCTTACCGCGAAGGGCGGGGGCGTCGCTGTTCACGCGATAGTGCACGGGAAGACCGATGTCCGGCCCGAATGCACTGACCAGACGATCCAGCTTGGCCTCGACCTGCCACCTGTCCAGGACCAGGAATCCCTTGAGCTGACCCCTCATCAGCGGGATGTCGCCGAGCCGCAGCGGAGTGCTGAGGTCCTGGCCGTCGATGAGCATGACCATGATCGCGCCGCCGTACAGCCGCGACCACTTGATCGTCTCGTTCACGCATCCCCAGAAGTTGAGATTGACCTCGCACTTGCGGAGGCGGTCCATCTCGTCCGGCTGAAGCTGCGTCGTGATATCGATGCCGGCGCGCGTCATGTCGTCGGCGATGATGTCCACCGCGATACCGCCCATCCACGATCCGCGATAGATCCACTCCAGGAGCGTGCGGATGCGGGTGATCGGGTTGAAGCCATAGGTGCTCGCCGTCAGTGGATTGTCCGTCCCGATGCCGAGCTTGAGGACCGCGTTGAGGTAGCTGTCCTTCGTCGACTGGGCACCGCGCCTCTGCGAGTCGCGCGTCAGTTTTCGCTCCTCGACACCGGCCTTCGCGATGGTCGACTTCTTGATGGAGGCGCGTGCCATCAGGCGGTGACCTTGCCGATCAGAACCTTCGGAATGGGAAGCGAGAACTCGTCACTGACCGTGATCTTCACGTACGGATCAACGCGAACCTCCTCACCATGCGTGGCGACGCCGTCCGGATCGCGACAGACAACGTGAACCTTGACTTCCCCGGCAACCAGCGCATAGTACACGCGCTTGACACCGGGCTGCGGCGGAAGACTGTAGATCACGTTATCCGCGATCAGCTTGGTGATGGCGGCCTGCCACTTCATGGTCTCGCCGGAATCGCCGATATCCGCGCGGCACAGCCGACCTCCGTGCTGCCTGATCTTCTCGACCAGGAGTTCACACCGCTTCTTGAGCGACACGCGTCTGCTGACCAGAGGCGGAGCGGGCAGAGCAGGGACCAGAGTCGTTTTCTCCGGTAGTCCACCGTCGTCCAGGACCGCCAAGAACATCTTGCTCTGTAGCACCATCGCCATGGTCCTGTCCATCAGCTCGACTACCGAGATGTCGCGCATCCTGGCCTGCTGCATGACGTACTCCACCCGGTCACTCGGGACTTTCACTTCCAGGTCGATCTTCATTTCATTCTCCTGAGAATTCCCGTCGTGATGCTACAGTCCCCCTCCAGCCGATCACAGACAATGCCGATGCCGACCCACGCCGCCCAGACAAGCGACAGGGGTGCCGCGACCAGGATCATGAGATACTGGACGATCACCACCGCGCCGCCCCCACGCCGGTTGCGATGCCCCACACCAGAACAGACCATGGTATGATGAAGCATCCAACCCAGATGCAGGCCTGAGTGAACGGAGTCGCGTCCCAGCGGATCATGCGCATCCGACTCCGTGGACCGGGCACAGGTCAACGTCCATGCCGAAGGACGAGTTCGAGCAGGTGCAGGCCGGCCGCGCGGCGAGTCGCGCTCTGTGCAGCTTCTCCTCACGTCGACGCGTCTCGTGTCTCTCGTTCTCCTCGGCCTCGCGCTGCGTGAGGGATCGTGATCCCTCCGAGTATCCGCGACCAGTCGCGCTCTCTGTCATGCTAACGCCCTCATGAGTTTCTCCGCCGTGGTCTCCGGCACGAACGTCAGCATCAGCCCGTCGGCGTGGTCCGGGCTGCTTATGCCGCGCTTGGCAAGATCCTTCTTGCTCTCGATGATAATCTTTCCGCCCACCGTGGTCTGCCACTTGACCAGCGACAACTGCGAGTTCATCGTCATCGCGTCCGGGCTCTCGGAGTCGGCCGGCAGAACGAGTATGTCGTCGAGCTCGTGCTCGATGGCGTCCGGACTCTCCGGATTCTCGAGGAACTGCAGGAGCTCGTACGAGTTCTTGGCGCGCTCGCGGCACATCCACCACGACTCGGCCTTGATGTTCGCGAATTTCTCGTTCGATTTCTTGCCGTCTGGCCACAGACTGTCGGACGCCGGGTTGCCGACGAGAACGGCGTGCGACATGATACCGTCCGTGCTGCGACGAAGTACCGAGCCGACGCCGTGTCCCACGCCGGTAGCGTCGAACCGCAGATTCTTGACGCCCCCGATGAAGCCGTCGTGTGTCGGCTTGATGCTGCCGGCCGCGATGAGCATGCGGTTCGCGGTGTCGATCGTGTCCGGATCGCTCCAGCTCGTCGGAGCATGCACCACGCTGCCGAAGCGAGGGACGAGCACCGACTTGGCCTTGCCCGCGCCAACATCGCCTCCCGCGACACCCTGCATGACCACGGGCATCGGGATACCGCGCTTCGCGAGTGCAGAGCGGATGCGCTTGCACGCCTCCACCCACTTGGCCTCGATGCAGATGCCCTCGACGGATGCCGAGTAGTCGATGTCGTACTCGCTCGCAAACTTGTGCTTCTCCATCTTGGAGCGAGTGGCCTTCTCCCAGGACACCACGACGATGGGCTGACCCGGCACCCGGAGCTCGACCATGCCGTCCCGCTTGCGGGGGTCGTCACTCCAGTGAAACCTGAACAGCTGATCGGGGCGCATGCTCCCGTCGTGCGCCTTTCGGAAGAAGAGATTGCCCTGACCGTTGACAGTCGAGCCGAAGAGTCTGCAGTCGGCATTCGCCACGCTCGCCGCGTCCACGCTGTCCGCGTGTTCGACGAAGGCGAACTCGTCGAACACGTAATCGGTGGACCGACCGCCGCGTCCCATGTCGTCGCCGGCCTCTCCGCGAATAACACTGCCGCGCTCCTCATTGATGAGAAGCATCGAGTTGTCGTGCATGGCGTTGGACGAGGGGAGCATCCAGTGCGGTAGCCCGCGCCTGAGCATGCGAAGTTTCTCGAAGATACTGTCCGGATCACCGATGCGATCGACGTACTCGGCCTTGCGACTACCGAAGTTGGCCTTGTACCCATCCTGGAAGAGCCACTTGTTGAGCGTGACTCCGCCGGCCATCCACGTGAACCCGATATCACGGGACTTCGCGCAGTGACCATCCTCCTTGTTGTCGCTGATCCGCAGGAACCACCGAACGAACTCCTCCTGCTTGGGGAAGAGATCCATGGGCATCCACGCCATGGCGTCCTTGACGCCGACCAACTTCGGGTTGAACGTCCAGACCCACGTGTTGAACCAGTGAACGACGTCCTTCGCGCAGATCGCCTTCTCGATAAGGCGAAGCTCCTCGACGCGAATCCTCTCTACGAGTGGTGCACCCTCAGGCGGATCCATGAGTTGGCGTGCCCGCTCTAAGCGTCTCAGCATAGAGCTGCGCAAGCTGTCCAACATCCGCGTCCTTTATCCGCTCGTGTGTCTTGGTGAGACGCGCGAACTCAAGCGCCTGCTTATCCGTCTCGTCCTGCGGCACGAACGCCACGGTCGAGATGGCAGATCCCTCGATGCGATCAGCGATGAACTTCAGCGCCTGCATGTCGCCCTGAAAGGCGAGCTCGAACAGCTTCTCGCAGTAGTATGCGAGGCGAGTGTTGCGCTCGCGAAGCTTGTTCTTCGGATCAACATTGGGATCATAGATCTCCTCATGCATCATCGCGATCAATCGCTGCGTGATGAAGCGGCCACGAGGATGCGAGCTCTTCGACGCGAGTTGGTTTCCAGTCTGAAACGGCGTAAAATCACCGTGTTTCTTCCTGGATCCATTCGTCGTAGCTTTCGCCATGGTCTTCTGGTCCTAAGTTGTTGAAAGCGTTTAGCTGCCGCACACCGCGACAGAAGCGCAGTGCATTCAGCGACAACGGCGATGCGATCAGGCAGCAGCCAGATCGTAGACAGAGACGTCGAGCTCAAGCTCCCGCCCGAACAGCGCGTACACGATGCGACGCGTATTCGAGCGAGAACCGAGGCCCTTGAAAACCGCAATCGTCGAGGTCGACCGCACGGTGACGAGATCATCGACGCTGAAAACGGGGGTGGCCGCGTGGTCGACCACGTGATCTGGCACCACGTACCCGAGTTCATCCTCTCGGTCGCGCAGGTACTCGATGTAGACATTGCTGATCATGGCCGGCTCGCCGCTGCACAGAAACACGCGAGCAACGCCGCGCGTGGAGCACAGACACCGCCACTCGCCGCGAGGATCCACCAGCACGAACAGGTAGTTCGGGAAGAGCGCCCTGATGCGGCGAACACCCGCGCCGTCCTTGCGACGAGCAGGCTCTCGGAACTTGGGATGATAGTACTCGAAGCCCTGCTGCGAAACGTGCCTGACGGCCTCGGCGGATGATGCCGATTTGGTTTCGAGAACTGTCCAGTGTGATTTGCCAGCCATGGGCAACGCTTGTACGCCCAATCTGCAGCGATTGGCAAGCCCCACCGGATTTTCCAGGATATTGGAATCCTACGCAGCCGGGCAGGCACGAGCAGGCGCATATCCGCGACCCGCGCAAGGCAAATCAATAATCCAATAACTGCGAGCGCAACCCCCCGTAACCATTGCGGAAATTGCTTATTACTTTCGCAGAACGAGTCCAATAAACCAATAGCCCCCGCTGCGACACCTAAGCCAATGCAACTACTGCACTTTCGCTGTATACCAGTTTTGCATTTTTGGATACGCCTCCGTATCATGGCAGAATTGTGTTGAAAAAACCGGGTGCTAAAACCAATAGTGCGATGTGACTGCATCCAAACCAATAGCCCCCCGCGCGGCCCCCTTGCCAGTCGCCCCCGCGCGGCCCACGTTTGCCACGTGCAAAACACCAAGGAACTCGCAACATGACTCTTCAGATCAAGCTGGGAATGCTCGTGCGTCACAGGGACCGCAGTGATGATATTAGATACAAGGTGATCTATCGCGCCAAGCTGATCATTGACGAGAGGACGATTAATGATCTCAAGATAGCACCGCGTCAGTCCCCGCTCGCGTATCAGTTGGGACAGATCACCTGGATCTGCTACGTGTCTCAGCGGAGCAACGCCGCGTACTTCTGCCCGGAGACCGAGTTTCGGGACGGCCGCTTCGAGGAGGTGCCCCCGGCGGAGGCGTAGAACAAAACCCCTTGCGCCTCGCCAGCCGGGGGCGTATGCCTTGCTATACATAGCACGCAACCAAGGGGAAACTACGCATGCTCCGCAAGCACATCGCAACCATGGTCAAGATGAACAGGTACCCGCTCCTGAAGGAGCTGATCAGGGAGTACTTCGGCCTGCCCGCTCAGGTGGCTCTCACTCCGGCGCTCTACCAGCGCGGCCTCGGTCAGGCCGATCTCGTCCTGTGCCTTCTGCGCACGGACCACTTCATGGCCCGGGAGTTCGTGGCCATGCTCATCGGACACCCCATCATCATCGGTCCGCCCTGCCTTCTGCACTACCGGACGAACGGGGGCAGACCCACGGTGTGTCACCCTCGCAGTTTGCTGGACCGACGAATTATATTCGTCGCTCCTGCAAATCCCCGCCAACCGTGCACCGAGGCCCACCTGCGCTGGAGCGACTTCAAGGCAGGCAGAACCCCGAGACAAGTGATGACTCGGGGTTCTACCAAGCGCGACGTGCGCCGCGCACTGCGGATGGGCTGGATCAGGCTGGAGGAGGTGAGTCATGCTGGTTAAGATCGCACTGGGACTGGTTGGAACGGCCATGCTCATGATGGCCGTTGGCGCTGGCCTGCTGGCGCTGGCGCACGCCCAGCGCCCCGACCATCAGACGAACCTGCCCTATGGTCTGTGGGCGCGCACGCGCGGCGGCGTGCTCGAGATCGGGCACTACCGGGAGCCGGCCAACCAGCACAGCGGCGGTTGGACGGGTCTCGTGATGTGGACGAGTCCCCACGCGGCCATGATGTCTGTCCCCATTCTCGGCGGAGCCTGCGGCGTGGCGGCTACGCTGGAGGCTCCGTACCGCGTGCGAATCGCGGGTCACCAGTTCGACACGCGGGACGGCCCCCGCGTGATTCTGCACGACAAGCACTATCACGGAAGCATCTGCGGAGAACTACTATGAGAACGCCCCACTTCGGCCAGCGAGTCCGTCATCTCGCACGCGGCTCCAGCTACATGGTGCTGGGCCGCCAGAAGATTCAGATCTCGCCGGGGACGCTGGAGAGAATCATGGCCAATATCCCGGGCAAGATCACTCTCAGTGCAGTCTGCGAGGCCCTCGAGCGGATCACCTTCATCATCTACTGCGCCGACGAGGACAACGCGAAGTGGGCGAGGCCCGAGTCCGAGTTCGTCGACGGGCGATTCGAGGAGATCGAGCGACCCGTCACTCCGGTGCCCATGCCGAGCGACCGGACATGATCACGTATCGCGGCAATCGCGCCGGCACCGTGTTCGCGGCGTATCGCGGTGATGTTCGCGTGGGATACGTGACGAAGGGCGATCTGGGATGGCGATGGGAGCTGAATCTCCTGCGTCCCAGCGGCGGTCACTATCTCGGAACATCCTCGACGTACGAGCAGTCCACGGGCATGCTCGAGACGGCCCTCAGGGAGTGGATGGTTTACGCCCGACTACAGGAGATGACATGATAGACCCGAACAGCACGTCCTATCCCTACCTCGCCGTCGCGCAGCATCACGGCGTTCCCTACGGCGAGGTGCTCGCGCTGGCCGATCGACTGGCGTCCGGGGATCGTGCCAAGCCGTGGATCGCGTGGCACTTCGACGCGAATGCTGCGTACGAGCGCGAGACATATCGCCAGGAGCAGATCAGGAGATCAGCATGATATACCGCCTCGCACTGTTCTGCGCGCTTCTGCTCCTCTTCGTGGGAGCCGTGGCCACCACTCTCGTTCGCGCCGAGACGATCACGATTCAGCGTGTCGTCGAGGTGCCGGCGGACGCGACCCTGACCTACTCGGTCGGGGGTCGCGTCCTCCAGAGCATGACGCTGCCCGTCGGCACCGCTCGCATCACCATTCAGCTCACATCGCCGAGCGGCATCAGGCTCGGCCACGGGAGGCGAAAGTGAGGCGACCACCGGCCTCGCAGTTTCTGCGCGATCACTACGTCGACCCGACCCCCATCAGCAAGGAGCACCACCACATGCCGCCCAGCAAGTACGATCAGGCAAGACTTCCAGAGACCGCCGAGGAGGCCATCGCCATGGCGGAGATTCACGAGATCTCGGCAAGACAGGCGCGTGACCGGGACCTGCACGGCAGCGCGCGACATCTCGAGCTCGTGGCTCTGCTGCTCCGGCACTACGCGACCACCATGGGGGTCGTGGAGAGTGCCCCCACCAGCTTCGATGGGACAACATACGGCGATGCGGAGAAGACCACGTGAAGATCATCGGCAACCCCGGCAGCGTCCGTCCGCCCTGCCCGGTGGTCAGGACGAAACGCGGCACGGCTGGCGGCAAGCGGGTGGCGCTCAGCAAGCCGTGCGGCGCGGCCACCCGCGTCGTGCGCACGCGGCCCGGCCCGCGCGGCACCGTGCGCCGCACGTGCAGATGCGCGAAGGGACACGAGTTCACCACCATGGAGGCACCGGAGCTATGATCATTCTCGCATTTCTCATCGCCATCAACTGTGCCGAGCCGCGCCTGACCTTTCGCGAATTCTACTCCGTGCAGACTGGAATTCCGCAGGGTCCAAAGTGGCCGACTTGGCCATACGAGGAGACGGCACCCGTGCTCTCTCGCCTCGCCAACAACTTCGCGGCATACGCGGACTACGCCGAGCAGTATCGAGACCAGTGCGGAGCAGCGCGATGATCACCCGTCGAGGCATCATCACCGGACTGATCAGTCTCGCCGCCGCGCCGGCCGTCGTGCGCGCGTCCAGTCTCATGCGGTGCTCGCCGACCGAGCCGGAGCTCCTGGGTCTGTCTGAGTTCGCGTCGTCGAGCACGTGGCCGCTCTCAACACCGGAGCAGATCCTCGACGACATTCGCCGCACACTGGTCGAAGCGACCGGACTTCCGGCGCGACTGCTGTTCGGCGAGGGACTTCCGCCGATGACCAGTGACGAGATCGAGCACTGGCAGCGCGTGGCCAGATATAGCCAGTGACCGTCGACAATGGCCTCCGTCCCCTCTTCCGCAAGTATCTGCCGGACTTCGACTGGTGCACGATCGAGACGGGCATGACGACGCAGGGTGTGCCGGACAGCAACTACTGCGCGCGGCCCCTGACATCGCGCGGCCCCGGCTTCGAGGGCTTCGTGGAGTACAAGGCCACCGATGGCTACGTGGTGGACCTGCGCCCCGAGCAGATCGGCTGGATCTGCCGGCGCGTGCGCTGGGGCGGGCGAGTGTGGATCGCCGTGAGACGTCAGTCAGCAGCCGGTCCCAGGAAGGGGGCGGCTGCTGACGAGCTCTGGCTGTTCTGGGGCGGGCTGGCGCGGGAGGCTAGGCTGGGCGGGCTGCGCGACCCCGCTGTGGCTCGGGCCGCCAAGGTGTGGCACGGCGGCCCGGCGCGTTGGGACTGGCGGGCCGTGGGCGCTAGGCTGCGGCTGCGGGGCTAGTGGGCGAGGCTGGGGACGTCCCTACGGTGCCCCGGCAAGCCAGCCGGCAACCACGCACCCGGCCAGAAACAGGCCACTGCCGACCGCCCCGGCCCACCACGGCAGCGGCACGCGCGGGCTGCTGCACTTTCTCCAATGCATCCTCGTCCTCCTTTTCCCTAGTCCTGGTTCAGATCATCCTGCTGCGCGGCCCACTTGACCGTTTCCTCGAACTCTCGTTTCTCGCGGCGAGTGCTCTCCGCCACGCGCCGCTTGTAGTCGTCAAAGTTCGCACTTGCGAGAAGGATTCCCACGAGATCATCAGTTGTCACAGCCTGTACTCCTTGTCCACGAACCCGAGGTCCGGGTCCCCGACGGGCATCCAGTTGATCCAGGTCTTCGACCGCGAGATACCCTCCGCGTCGATGTACGGCACCTGTCCACCCTTCGTGTGAAAGTGACGCCAGTGCCCGCGTCGCCAGTGAAACTTGACGTGTCTGCCCGACGGGACAGCATCGCCTCTCGGCGCGTGCTGTCTCGTCCTTCTGACAAGCGAAACGACCCTGTAATCGTTCTGCGCCGTGCGCCCCATCCTTGCTCGATGCTCCCTCAGCTCCCTCGACACGCCGCGCGTCTCGGCCTCGGCCACCCGCGAGTCGAGCATGATACACACCGCGCGCACCTGCTTGAGGATGAAATCGAACGGGCGGTTCCACAGTGGATCGGGCGCGTCGCCCGGATCCGATCTGGGATACACGATATCGCCCACGATCCTGAACTGCCCCGGCATGACGTGCCACTCGCGATGAATGCCCATGGCCACGCAGTTGGAGTGGATCTCGTCGCCTCGCTGTTCGAGAAACGCGATCACTCGCACGTTGCTGATTCTGAACTCGAACGCGCACTCGTCGTATGGAAGACGCCACTCGCCTCCGAGGAAATCCTTCGACTTGTCGGCGAATGCCGCGTGCCAGTCGTGCTCGACCACGAAGTCCTCGAAACCGCCGAAGTCTATCACCTTGGCGGGGAAGTACTCTCGGTGAAATGCCGCGAGGTGATGCATCGATGATCCTTGAGGCTTTTCAAGGATCATCAATCCAGCCGCCCAGCGCCGCAGCGCGTCGGCGTGCAGGCTGGGGATGTCCCTGACCGGCCTGACCGTGTTATCCGGGAACGGGCAGGCGTTCTGCTCCGCCCGAAGCTGATGCACCTCGCGCAGCAGCTTGCGCGCCAGCTTGGCACGCTTGCTGAGCGACGAGCGCATCACGAGCAGCGGGTCGTGACCCCACTTCCTCAGTGTCTCCAGCACGAACTCGGACTCGAGTACGGTGTTCTGATCTAGCACGACATCGGAGATCAGCTTCTGGAGATCACTGTCCACCGCCGTCTTGTAGTTCCTGCCGGTGTAGTCCAGCACGGACTTCTCGCCCGGAGCGATATTCGCGCCGGGCGGCGGGGGGACACCGAACATGACCGAGTCGATGGAGTTGAACGGGTCTGTCGCGATGAAATCGCCGGTCCTGGGGGCGAATCTCTGCACCCCCGGCTTGCGGCCGCTTGGACCCTGGAACGCGGGGGGCTTGATCATGGCCATTTCTTTCCCTGAAGCGCGGCGGCAACCCGGTGGACATCCGGCGGTCCGCCGTACACGTTGTCGTAGAACGTGATCTTGATGGTGGAGTTCGGCATGTGCAGAACGATGTACCCGTCGCGACCACCGTAGCTCTCCACGCTGCAGATCTGCGACGTGTCGATGGCAAGACCGCCCGGCGACCTGATCTGTGTTCCGGGAGGGCAGAAGGCGGCGATGGAGCGGAGCTTGGTCGGCACCAGGACGGGCTCCGGCACTGGTGCCGGCGGATCAAGCGACAGTATCAGATCCGCGACCTGCTCAGCATTGGTCACGTGTGGCGCGATATCGTCACTGCCGCTGTACGTGTCGATGCGGCTTCTCAGGATAGTGATGATCTCATCTCGTCTGCTCATGTCCTCATCTCCCCATAGAAAAAGGGACCGGCCCACTGCCGGTCCCTCATTGTAGCACGCAATCGAGGCGAACGTTACTTGATGGTGATGACCTTGGCCGCGCTGGCATTGATCAGCGTGGCACTGGGCACCCCGGCCGCTAGCACCTTCTCCACGGTCTTGCCGCTGGCCTTGCGCAGCTTCTCGTACCGCTCCCAGCGCGCGGTGTCCTTGCGGCAGGGGTTCTCCTTCGCGATCCAGGTCACGACCTGATCGCCGGCGAACTTGCTGCGCGGCGCGCGGGCCTCGCCGGTCGCCGCCTTCTTGGTCACCTTCTTCGCTGCCTTCTTGGCAGGCTTCTTCGCGGCCTTGGTCGCCTTCTTCGCCGGTTTCGCCACTGTCGTATCTCCTTCTGCTCGCGGCGGATCGGTCACGGCCGGTGCCGCCTTGGTGGACTTCTTGGACGCTGCCTTCTTGGCCGGAGCCTTTTGCGCCTTTTCCGGTGGACTTGCAAGCGCTTTCTCGGAGCCGCCCTGATCCAGGCCGGCGCGGAACTGCTTGATCAGCTTGTCGATGTCCTTGGTGATCCGCTCGCCGACGGTGCTGACATCGAAGTCGACCATCAGATCCGCGGGAAGCTCGAGACCGAGGTCGATGGCGGTCGCGATCATCTCGGCCTGCTCCTGCTGCAACTGCTCAAGTGTCTTCATGTGTAGTTCTCCACGTGGGGTTGGATGCGTCTCTCTGTAGCGCATCGTACTGCGTCGGCCCGTCTTGCCGGCGCAGGGTCGATGAGCTAGGGATACAACTGGCGCAGGAAGATGAGAAACATTGCTGCCCACGCCCATCTCGGGTTGATGACACCCGTGGCGGAGACGATCATCATCGCGATCCAGAACTCGTGCGACATCACTGACTCCTACTCGGCCGCACCTCGATCAGGTGCAGTCCCAGTCCATTGCCGGGCCATCCCTTGGTGGGTGGCCCCCAGAAGTGAGCCATGGCCGCGCGCCGGGCCGCGTCCTCTCCCATGCGGGACGAGATCGTCACTATGTTGCCACCCTTCGCCGACCTGTACGTGTAGCTGAGTTTCTCGTTCATTTCAACCTTGCCCGACATCGATCCTCTCCTTCTTGTACCAGCCTCTTCGCCGGTCGTAGTCGATCCTGCCCGCGAACACCTCGTCGTGCACGATCATCTCGCACTTCACCTGCGGACAGTCTGTCGTGAGACTGCCCTCGAACCCGCCGCACGTGACGCAGGCACCGAGTCCGCCGTGACAGAACATGCAGCCGTAGCACGTGGCCGGGTTGCAGTGGAACCACTTGTGACCCGGGAACCGGATCACGACGCTGTTGTCCGGCAGCAGATATCCGGGAAATCTCACGCCGGAGTACGGGAACTCGACGATCTCCGCACTCATCGTCGCTTCTCCGCGTCGATCCACGACGACTCATCCTCGTCCGGTGGCGTGGGTTTATCCACGCTGCACCCCACGCACAGCAGCCGCTCGCCGTCGTGCAGCGGGCGACCGCACTCGCGACACTCGCGTCGCTTGTGTGGAAGGTGATGGGTCATGGTCGCCTCCCCAGTTTCATCACCGTCCACTGCCCGGTGCCCCTGTCGGTCCCGATCGGGATCTTCTCCTCCACGCACCAGCCGAGGTTCTTGACGAGCCTGTTGAAGTCGGCCCGCCCGTGCGTGGCCGTGTTGACCCGAGGCACGTACGAGTCGCCCAGCCGGATGGTCAGGATGACAGCCCGTCGAGCGATCCTGCACATCTCGCGAACGACCTGCCGCATGGACGCCTCCTCGATCAGGTCGAGGAACCGCACGCACACGGCGACATCCATGTTGCGGTCGCCCCACCGCAGCGCGTCGGCGTAGCCGCGCTCAAGAACGATCTGCGGCTTGACCTTTCCGATCAGCTTGTACGTGCGCATGGCGCGGGCCACCTTGTGCCGCGCCAGATCCAGCATCTCGTCGCTCACGTCGACACCGTGCACGGTCGGGATGCCGCGATCCGCGTACAGCGGCAGGAACCGTCCCGTGCCCACCGGGCAGTCGAGCACGCTCATGGTGTTGGCCGGGAGAAGCTTCTCCACGGCCCGGTTCTCGAGCGACCACCGTCGCTGCTTCTGCCGCACCGCCTCGTACGTCGCGGCCTTGCGGCCGCGATACTTGCGGCTGGTCTTCTCCATGGAGACGGTCATGAGGCGTCTCCATCCGTCACGTCCCGAACATCGATCACGACGTTCCCGACCGGGTCCTTGTCCATCTTGATCGCGGCGAAGGACGACGGGTGCTGCGTCCAGAACACGTACTTCCAGTCGTCGCGGTCGAAGTCGTCCAGCAGCATGACCGGACTGGCGCGGCCCCCGTCGCCCCAGAACGTGATGGCCGACAGCGCGCCGTCAGCCTTGAAATCAGAGTCGCGCGACGGGTACGCGGCCTTGTAGAAGAACCCGTTGAGGTTCGGGTGCGTGAACATGGCGGGCCGGCCGTCGCGCAGTTTCTCGATGATCTCTGCGAATGTCATGACTTCTTCTCCTCGCTCACCGCGGTTGTGATCTTGAACGAGGGCACGCCGCCCGCGTCCATGTAGTTCAGCAACTGAGCCACGGCATCGGCCTGCTCCCTGCTGAACTTCGCCTCGGGCGCAACGCCGCGCACCTGCCACGACTTGCAGGTCGGCCAGCCGCACTGACACGGTATGGCTAGATAGCTCATGGTTTCACCTCCACATTGTCATTGTCGAACACGAGCCTCGACTCGGGGATATAGCCGCACAGCACCATCATGGCGCTGATCTCCCACGACGTGGTATGCATGCCGTACCTGAGACGAATGCTATAATCGGAACCGGGTATCTTCACGGCACCACCTCCACGTTGCCCTTGGTCATCGCGTTGGCCAGCGTCTCCAGATTGCCGCCTGCCGCCGCGAACTCGGCCACGGTCTTGCCGTCGTGGCTGAACAGCAGGTCCCACCGCTTGGCGGCCCCGCTGCCCGGCTTCTTGGGATTGGCCCCGTTCAGCACCTTAATGGTGCCCGTGGGGACGTCGCCCGTGCGCTTGGCGCGGGTCGGCTTTGCCGTGCTGCCCCCGGCGTCCTCCACCAGCGCAGCCCTCGCCCGCGCGGCGGCAGTGGCCGGCACCACGGGCACCCCCGCCCCGCCCACGGCCTTGGGCGCGCCCACCACGGCCCGTGGCTGCGGCGGGTGGCGCAGCCAGTACTCGGCGCGCTCCTCCGGCGTCAACTGCAGGAACGGGGGGAGCTCGTCGGGATGGGCGTGCTCCCAGAGTTGCATGACACGGTTCTTGTCGCTGCGGGTGCCCAGCGCCGCGCGCTTCTGGGCGAGCTCGAGCGTGGCCTCGGAGCCGAGATACTGCCCGTCGCGGTACACCGCGAAGGTCTTCTTGTCGAGCTCCCGGATGCGCTGAGGCAGCTTGCTGTCGCCCTCGGGCGGTGCGCGCCACTCCACCTTGTCCAGCTTCTCCCACTTCGCGACCTTGAGCTTGTTCGCCTTGAACTGCTCCTCGGTGGTCTCGATCACTCCCATCACGTAGTCCCTCCGCTTGCCGGTCTCGCACAATCTCCGGGCCGCCTCCACGGTCGGCTCGGTTCCCAAGTACTCCCCATCGCTGTAGCAGAACACGTGGGGATGGCCCACGCTCAGGTACAGCACGCGGCCCGCGTGGTACGCGCGCTGCTCGCAGTGCCGCACGTCGCGCCACTCGGGGGCCGGCCATACTCGCTCAGGGGTCGACATGCGCAATCCCCCTGGACTTCATCTCGTGCACCAGCCGCCGCGCGGCGCGGCGCTGGCGGCCTCGCTCAGACTTGTTGAACGGCGCGGGATGTGCGATCTCCGCCGGCCGCGTCCAGCCCATCAGCATCAGGTGCTGCTCGCACTGGATCTTGGCCATGTCCAGCGGCTCGTTGCTGATCAGCAGCGTCTGCGCCGCGTATCCGTCCAGGTTCAGGAGGCTGGCACGCCACCCGTCGCTGCTCTGCTTCAGCGCGCACACGGGCTTGCCGTGCCAGCGAAGGAGCTCCTGCTCCTCCAGTCCCATGCCTGCGTTTCCCGCCACGTGGATCCAAGTCATTTCCAGTCCTCCTTTTGCTGACGAACCTGCGGAGCGCGGCGAGCGCCTCGTGGTCGATCTCGCCGCGCATGAAGGAGGCGCAGTAGCGCGCCCGTATCTCGTCGATGTCGCTCACTCATTATCTCCCACGTACTGGGCCATGGTCTTCTTGAGCCATGCCACTGGATCTCTGAGAAGAGGGTCCGCGCCGTGAATGGGCCTCACGTACAGGACATCGTTGCCCAGCAGCATCCGCATTCGCTCCTGCCCGGTGCGCGTGGCCAGTTTCGGGCTGCGAAACGCCCAGTGACCGCCCGCGCTGTTCACGGCGTGGTTCATGCCGTACCCGAAGCGACGCGCCATGGCGGTCGCGCCGATCTGGTACGCGGCCCGCGCCAGATCCAGGGGCACCGTGTCGATGCGCCACGCCACGGTGCCCGCGCCCATGCCAACATCCTGCGAGATGCCGGCCCACAGCGTGACCGCGCGATGCTCGACCAGCAGCCGCGCCAGCGCCAGCAGCACCACGGCGCGTCGGCCGACCACGCTCGCGTCGATGTCGGCGCTGCTGGTCAGGTCCATGTAGATGGACAGCGGGGCCGTGTCTCGCGACACCCGCTCTCGGCGACGCATGTGCTGCGGATGCCCCGCGAGAAACGCGGGGACATTGGGCATCGCTCCAACCACGTCGTCCATGTTGCGCCACGCGCTGGTGACAGGCATCTGGTCCTCGATCTCGGATAGGAACCTGTCCGAGGCCTCGACCAGCGACTGGTCCCCGAGATCGGCCTTGCGTCGCATGTCTGCGACGCTGTCGCCACACCACGAGTCGCCATATTTCCCCATGGAGATGGAGTACTTGTCCATCAGGGGGACGATCTCGGACGCGTCCATGAGGACGTAGTGCTCCGGTCCCCACTGCGTCGTCTGCTTGCCCTGTCGCATCACTTTCCCTCCACTTGTCGCCGCTGCTCGGGTCTCAGGTTCGCGAGGTAGGTCATGTCCGCCGCCTCGTCCGGACCGTAGCCCGCCGCTATCAGTGCCGCGCCGGCCTGCGCCGCGCGGGTGTCGATCAGGACCTTGAGTCCGCACGCGCGGGCACGCAGCCGCGCGGCGCGCACCCGCGCCAGCCACTCCGCGTTCGACACGATCGCCGACTCCAGCTCCGGGTCGATGTCCCAGTTGATGCGAACCGGGAACCGCGACAGGAACGCCGCGTCCAGCTTGGTCGCGCCGCTGTAGTTGGCGTCCGCGCCGAGTCCCCACGTGTTGGCCGTGCACACGATCACGCAGTCCTTGTGTCGCTTGACCTGCTTGTCGGGGAAGGTGGCCACGCCGTTCGCGGTGTGTGGATTGACCGCCAGCAGCGCTACCGGGTCGGAGCGATCCACCTCGTCGAAGGTGTAGATGCCGCCGTGCTCGTACGCCTCGCGGAACGGAGTGCGGTGATACTTGCCGGCCCCGTCGATGAAGCCGAGCATCTCGTGAGGGAACGAGATGGCCCCGTTGAAGTGCCACTTGAGACCGAGCGACTCGGCCAGCATCCGCGCGCCGGTGGTCTTGCCGCTGGAGGCCTCGCCCTGCAGGAAGATGCCCGGTGCGTAGCCGGTCGGAAGACGCGTGGCCGCCGCGCGTGCCAGATGCTCGAACTGCCGATGCACGGGGCCGGTCACCTTCTTCAGCTTGCCGGTCTCCGGCTGCTGGACGTGGATCTCCACCTTGCGCGGTGCCCGCGCCTCCATCTCCGCCATCACGACCTTCACGACGTCGTCGATGTTCACCGACGCCTTGCCGATCTTGGACATCACCTTGTCGGTGATCGCGTCGATGTCCACCGGCGCGGACGCGGCCGTGACGTGGATGTCGGCCTTCTTGTGCTTGCGGTTCGCGCGCAGAATGAGACGACCGACGAAGAGCTCCTGCTTCTCGGTCAGCGGCTTGCCGCGCTTGACCCATGCGATCAGGTCCTGCGCCTTTGCCACGCTCGGCAGAATGAGTCCGGCCTTCTCCTTCTCGATCAGGATCGGGAGAACCTTCTCCAGTTCTTCGATTTGAGTCACGATAAACCCCCGTGCTTGAGTTGTCGGATTGCTTCGTGGAGCGTCGCTGCGCGGCGCTCGTCGAAGAAATCACCAGCCCACGAATAGAAGGCCGAGCAGCATGGTCGCGGCCCCGGCGAACACCACCGGGGCCATCAGGCAGTAGAACTGAGTGTCGGTCATGACCGCACCTCCGTTGGGATCGCAGACTTCATGGTCTCGATCCACACCTTGAGATCGGCGCGGGCCGCGTCGTACTGCCCGCGCTTGTACTTCTTGCCGGTGTAGCGCTCGCACATGGCCAGCGCCTTGGTGCCGGTGAAGCCGCGCGTCGGCGTGATACCGGCCTTGAGAAGGCCGATCGCGCTGCTGAGCGCCGCTGCTCGAACCAACTCCACGGCGTCCGGGCCGGCGAACATGGTGCCTCCCGGACCCGTGGTGATGCTGCTCTCGCTCACGCCGACACCCGCACGAGCTCGTTGAGAACGCAGAAGCGCACGGTCGAGATGGCAGCGCCGCGCCCGAGGGCGAGCTCGACCCGCTTGGACTTGAGCACGTGGTTGATGCGCTCGTGACGCCCGCTGCCCTCGCGGGCCGGATTGACCGCGCCCTTGACGGGGATGATCTTCATCTCGGGCGCGATTGCGATGGTGGACTTGGCCATGATGGTCTCCTGTTGTTGCCGTGAGTTGACAGTGGCGAATGCCACCGTCAAGAAGCGTGATTGCTTCGTGGAGGGTCGCGTGCGGCCCTCGTCGAAGAAATTCGCCTAGTCGTTGTAGACGCGGAGCTCGATGCAGCCCGCGCCCTGCCAGTAGTCGACCCAGAGCAGGTCACCGTCGCGCACCTCGCGACGCTGGGCCAGCAGCATGATGCCGTTGCCCAGAGTGGTCTCCATGGTGCGCGGCCACTCGCCCGGCCGGAGGCCAATGTCGGAGGCCTCGACCGAGAACTTGTGCGGCTCGTACTCGTGCAGCCCGCACGTATCGCGATCGATCCTCACTTGCCCCTCCTCTTCACCGGCTTCTTGGCCGGCTTGGGCAAGCGCTTGGTCACCGCCTTCTTGAAGGCCGCGAGGACCTGCTCGACCTCCGCCACCTTGGCGTCGACCGCCGCACGCTGCGTCGATGGCATGTCCACGAAGGGACTCTTGGGAAGAGGCGTACTCACTTGCCGCTCCTGTACTTCTGGAGCTCCAGCTTGCGAAGCAGGATGATGATGTGATGCGGTAGCATTTGAACCTCACTGGTTGGAAGCGTGATTGCTTCGTGGAGCGCCGCGTGCGGCGCTCGTCGAAGAAATCAGGCAGGTTGTCCCGGAAATCGCACAATTTTCTCGAGACGAACCATCTGCTTCTCGACACGGGCGATCTTGGCGAGGATCTTATCCTCGGCATTGGTTATCTCGCCATAGGCGGGACTGTTCTCAAATTCCCGGCTAAGACGCTTGTGATCACGACGCAGCTCAGCGCAGTACGCGCGCAACTCTTTTTCGTAAAAGAAAGCCATCTTAACCTCCTCGATTGCTTCGTGCTGCGCGGCATGCCGCGCAGTGTCGAAGAAATCAGACTGGAAGTCTGCTTCGAATGTGCTCGGGCAATTTCTCGCCCATCGAATTTTCAAGCTGGCGCACTAGGTGGCCAATGCGCCGCTCAGTATTCGCCATGCTGCGCACGGTTTTTGCATAACGCGCTAACTTGGCGCGTTGCTCTTGCTGTTCTGGTGTACCATCACGCGCCTCGCGCAGTGCGCGCAACCTCGCATTTTTCTCGGCTATCGTTTCCATTGTTGTCTCCTCGGTGCCAACGCCATGGGGCCGGCACTGCCGGCCCCGT